ATATCAGCAGAGACATATATTATATAGATTGTATTTTCTAAAAAAATATTAACGCATTATAGTAAAGATGAAATATATTTATATACTTCCACTGGTTGTGTTATTTTTTATCCTGATGTCCAAGCGGGAGATGTTCGGGTTCGCTGGGTACACCAAACCAATTGGAAATATCAAGTTGGATGATCCCAGACCAGACCTTTCCGACTATGATGAATCTGAGGCGAATATTGACAATGATATGATGCAGGAGTTTGTTCTTCGGGCAAATAAAGAGATCTCCAAACGTACAGGGGCGAATACCTATATAATCGAAACCACTGCGATCAAGAAATATGTATACACAGGCGAAGACAGTGATAAGGGTACTATATATGAATGTATGTTCATGGTTGTAAAGAATGGTGGATTCTCATTTGGTTTCTCTACGGTTGCATCCTTCGAGGTGGTTGGCAACAAGCCACCGACACTTCTTTCTCTCCGTTCCCAGCCTATGGGTGTCCAGGTTCCTACAAACGTGGGACCATTTGTAAACGACTCTGAGGGTAAGGAATTTATTGAGTACAACCTCGTCAAGGAGAAGGCTGCACCAACCAAGAGTGAGTTGGATTCTGTAAAAAATAAGTTACAGTAATTGTAATGATTAGCATCAACGATGTTGTGAAAATCGATGAAAAGAAAAAGAAAATCAAAAAGGAAATTTATACAAAGATATACGAACAATTTTCAGCTAAAATTAAACAATCTGTTGAACTTGGTCACAAACAACTTTTCATGACTATCCCCCATTTTTTGATTGGGTACCCCGTGTTTGACAGAGCTGCGGCGGCGAAGTACATCGCCAGACAATTTCACTTGGGTGGATTCACGGTTCGTCTGGTGAGTGAATATGACATCTACGTGAGTTGGATAATCACCAAGAAGAAACCAGAGAAGAAAGAAAGTGAGGATGAAGGTGATTTCCCAAATCTTATGAACCTCAAGAAGATGGCGAATCAATACAGGCGGGGAGGTGCGTAGGAAAAAGTGATTTTAAAAACCCCTTTAATCATAAATGGATAATTTGAATGTACTCGTAGAAGCCAAGAAAGAGTACATGGGACAGCTCTGTCTCATTATGTGCCCAGCTATGATTGAAGTTTTTCAGGATATGTACAACGAGGCTGTCACTCTGTCCAAGGGGAGGAAGGTTCTCGTGATGTACCAGAAGCTCCTCAAGGAGGTGCCAAACTGGTCCAACGCGATGTCTAAGCAGCATTCTGACAATATCGCGAATAGGTGTGCCTGGTTTAGTGACCTCCTCGCAGCTGTTTTCGTCGCGTGTACTAAAATTCTCTCCGCCGTCCGCCTCAAGTCGGACAACAAGAAGATTGCCCTCAAGCTCCCAACAAATGAGGTGTTCATTCAGACCTGCTACAATAATGTCGCAAAGGACCTCTATAGGGATCCCTACATTTTCCACGATGAACAGAGTGAATATACCCGGGATGAGAAGTTATCTCTCCGATTTTGTGTGTGCATCGAAGCCACGGTGAAGGAATTAATCCCCGTACAACAGATTCTCCAGACCTACATGGGCCAAGATTCCAGAGACATCGATCTGGATGGAGATGTTGAGGACACCCCAGACCCAGAATTCGATGAAGCGGATCCATTCGGGGCATCTGAACCAGAGGCACCCCCAATGGGCGACGAGGAGCCCCCGATGGGCGGCGAGGAGCCCCCAATGGGCGACGAGGAGCCCCCGATGGGTGACTTTACCGCACAGGAGACGGGTGCGGAGCTCCCCCCCACAGGACTCGAAAATGAGTTCAAGACTATTACGAATGTTTCGGTTCCAGAACCAGAGCAGGAACCCCAGGGTGAAGATGAAGGTGTCCTATTTGGTGATGCACCCGAGAGGCGTACAAAAAATCCCAGGTATAATTAAATGGAACTCTCCGACTATTTACGTGACCCGATGACTGCCGGTCTCATAGCTGGTGGTATCACCGCTGCTTACATTCACCTCAAGGCAACTCTCAATAATGAAGGTAAGTTGGAACTTAACAAGTACACGAAGCCCGCTGTCCTCAATGCGATTCTCGTGTTCTTTATAGTTTCACAGGGACTTGGTAAGAAGGAAGCTATTTCCAGCGACCCTTTCTAAACTTAAAGATTACACCCCCAAAATAAGAAATGGCGTCCGTTACTGCGTTTAACGATATGATGAGTCAATTTCTTGTGGAATTGCACAAGACTTTTCCAGATGAAAAGGGCATCAAGAAGATGTTAACTTCTTTTGATTTACTCAAGAGCACCAACCCGCGCCTCGTCGTGGATGCTTTTATGAAGGGGGTATCTCCCTATGCGGATAAGATTTCCACAAAGGATGAGACCTTCCTACTTACGGAGATTGAGACTATCGATTTCCTAAAGGATCTGAACATTAAGGGATACTGGGAACGCATGACTACAAACACGCGTGACGTGACATGGCAGTATCTACAGACATTGTACATGCTTGGTACCACGATTACTTCTATTCCAGAAGACACACTTTCTATGATTGAGGGTATCGCCAAGGAATGTGCCGACAAGATGCAGGATGGAGATGGTGGTATTGACCAGGATGCGCTGATGAAGATGATGGGTGGAATGCTTGGTGGTCTCCCAAAAAAATAAACCTTCGCCTATACTAAATGAAGGCTTGGTTTGACGAACCCCAAGAACTTTTGAATGTCGATAAGGTTTCTGAATTTTGGCCAACAGGTGAACAAACCCCAGAAGATAGAGTAAACGCAACCTCTCGTTTTGTGATTTATACAACCTGTATTCTCTACCTCACCCGTCGTGACCCAAGGGTATTTGTCCTAGGGGCGACGGTATTATCGGTAGTGTACGTTCTTTACAAGTCGAAGATGGTCAAGGAGGGGTACGGTATGAAGACTGTGTGTGGTCAAAAGTGTCAAAGGCCCACCCAAGATAACCCAATGGGTAACGTTCTCATGTCGGACTACGTGGACGCACCCAACCGATTAGAGGCATGCTACTACGCTACCGTGAAACCTAATGCGGGTGCGACGGTTTCCTACGATTCTGGGCGTTCTAGGTCTCCTTTACCCAAATATCAGCGTAACGGTCTCGCTCGTCAGTTTATTTCGAATCCAGTGACTAAGATACCCGGAGACCAGACTGCGTTTGCAGAGTGGCTATATGGTCCAAAAAATGGACCCATGTGTAAGAGTAATACCCGTTTCTGTGACCCCAATGCGAGGGGGGTCCAGTTGGAGGCGTTCGCGGGAATTGGTCATGATGGGGACATTAGGGGTCCCAGGGGTGGAACCTATAGTTAGATTAATATTCTTGTGTAATAATAAATGGCGTATCAGCTCCAACCTGGTCTTTCCATAGTTCAAAATACCGGTGCCATCGCCCCAGTGAAAGCGACTGACGAGGTTTTTGTGTATCCTCAGCCCAGCACCCTCAATGGTGATGGGGGTAGACCCAATACAATGTTGTATGGTACAGCTCCATACAGGGCGGGTAAGGGTTCTCCAGCGCAGTACATAGATACGAGTGATCAACTTCGTCCCCAAAGCACATCCCGTTTTAATAAGACTATTGTTCAAACTTATGAACGTAACCTCTTCCCACTGAACAACATGGAGTGTAAGGTGCCACTCCGAACAATGAGTTACGAACCATCGAGTACCCGAGCCGATGTCCAAAATGGTCTCTTTCAGCAAAGGTACGTTAATAAAAATATTAACAAGAAGTAAGAATGGCTGATCCCATATCGCTCTTGGCCGTAGCAGGTCTTGTATATGCTGGTAGGAACTTGAGTAAAAGTCCCAAGTCTGAAGCCCCACAGGCGAAGGCTGAAACAGAAATTGTCCCTGAACCAGAAATAAATGTAGAATTTAAGGAGAATGATTTTTTGACCCGAACAGGTATTCCCCATAAGAGGGAAATGAACTCATTCGCAGATATATCAATGCAACAACGGACTGGTGGTCAGGAAATCCTCAACATGAGGAATCGTATGTATGACCAAGGGCGAATGAACAACCTTTCCCCCGTGGAGAAGCAACTTGTTGGTCCCGGTCTAGGTGTTGACGCAAATGTCCCAGCGACAGGTGGATACCAACAAATGTTCAGGGTGAACCCTGTAAATGTGGGTGAGTACAGACTTACAACTTTACCCGGTCGTGCAGGTCCAGCCGCGGATACCACTGGTGGACGCTCGGCGGTCGTTGGTCAGCTGACCCACAACAAACCAGAGACCACCGCTCACCTTCCAAGCCGTTTACCCACGATGCCCGGACGTGCCCAAGGTATGTCGGGTGTCGTTCCAAGAAACGAACATGAAAAGACCAAGAGAACCACAAACCGTTCCGAAACTGGTCTCCGTACAGATGGGCTAGGCTTCAATGGTGCTAAACGCTTCGTCCCAGCCCAAACTATGTCCCAGGACCCAACCCGCTTCAGGGGTGACCGCAACGATGAACAGTATATGTACAACAATCAACCAGCCCCAGGTATTTCCAACTTTAGAGGTGCTTACACCAACACAGCTGCGGCTAAGGTTGCGTCGGCGCGATCAAACGAGGAACTCATGAAGTATGGCTTCCGTCCAGAAGACCGACGCGGTAAGGCCAACCGTATGGGTAACGCCGGTCGCATGAACGTCCGTGAGAGTGCTCTCAAGCAGGGTGGACGTCTCACAGCGGTTCGCAGTGATACATCTCGGGTGGATGGTCGTATGAACGCTGCGAATGGTGGGTGGACCCAAACATACCAACAGAAGCCCTTCCATCAGTTCAACTCGTACAAGGGTAACGCGAATCCCAATACAGCATCCCTAGACATTGCGAAGAGGCAGCTTCAGAACAACCCCCTCGCCCATTCTCTTTCCTATTAATTTAAATGCTTACTGAAAAAAACAATCATTAAAATTATATACTGTAATTTTAATGAAGGTCCATACCTTAGATATAGATAGTAGTGAGAGAGATACGAGTGTGTATCCAAATGCTAATAGCTACGTGATTCATCTCAAAAACCCCATATACGATGTTTCTGAGATTTCCCTCGTATCTGCGCGCATCGCCACCCCCCAATTGATAACGTGTGGTACAAACAAAACCTTCGGTGTAAATGGAAATGTTTTTTCATTGGGGGAAACCAATTACACCAATGGCACTGAATTGGCATCAGATCTTGAAACACTCCTCGCACCACCAGACTCCAATATAAGTAGTGTTGTATTCGATACAGATACAAATGCCCTTACATTTTCAAATGTAGGGACATCCAACACTTTTACATTTGAATTTTATGATGGAATAAATGGATATTCTAGTAACACGTCTCCCACGACAACACCCCACCAGGTGTTGGGCTTGAGTTCTAATAATCACTCCAGTATCGGTGCATCTCTCACCACTGGTTCTGTGAACATCAGTGGACCAAACTCTATCATTCTGAAACTCACCTCGGGTTCGGATGAATTCACTAAAACTGTTTACTCTTCAACTCCATTCTACACTGGGCATATGCTCCTGGATGGTTCGGATTTTATAAATATAAATGGTGGTGATGACTCTATCGTACATAGGTTTCACACCGGAGCACAAAAGATTGTTCGAGATGTTAAAGTTGAATTTTTCTACATGAGTCACGGACGTCTCATTCCCTACGATTTTAGGAATCAAGATCATATTATGAAATTTAACATTACATGTTCTACCGATAAATTAGAAGGTACTGCTAAGGTGCCTGTACCTGAGGCGGAAACACACATAAGCGTTCCCACACTTGAGACTGCTTATGAATGGAAAGAGTATATTTATATTCTGATTATCGTCCTGGTAGGTACCCTCGTACTTACCCTGATGAAACGAAAGCCCAATTAGCGGGTGACCGCGAAGACTGGCTGCGCTGGCTTCGAGACACGGGTCGAAACCATAGAGACAACCTTGTAAACAATCACCGAAAGGAGAGTGGTGAAGAGGGCGGTGAGGGCGTACTGGGAACCACCGTTCTTGGGGACCTTTACGACCTGGGTAATGACCCACCGAACGAAGTCCATCCAGGACATCGCCGCGGCGAAGGAGAAACCCGCGACCACGGAGTTGAGGGACTGAGTCTCAAGC